AAATGGACATAGGCAAATACAAACAGGCCATGCGTCCGAAAAAATACCTGGACGGCAAATTTGTAATCTACGATGAAACGATGCCCGATGCTAGCGACGCGCAGCTAGGAGCTAGAGACACGTTTGCAATGGGTGGAGAAACTGTTGCTCGAGAAAATTTTGGAGAAGGTACTAAAATAAAGTTAGTTCAATTTGTTGAAAATTTTGTAAAACAAAACAATAGACAACCTACCATAATGGAAATTGCAGATGGTGCAAAAGCATCAACAGCAAGTATTAAAAAATATTTAAAAGAAGGTGTAGATTTTACAGTGGCTTCTAAATTAGAAGCAGCAAAACTCGGTGGTAAAAAACCAACCGGTATTACAAAGGTTAGTGATAAATTAGTAAAAGAATTTAAAGATTTAAAAATAAAAGGTATATCAACTTCTGTTGAAACAACAAAAGCAGGTAGTAAATCATTTAGAATAAGATTTGATAAAAAATTAGGACTTAAAGATATATTTGTTCCAGCTACAGAAGAAAATTTAAATAATCTTAAAAGTGAAGTAGCTCAAATTATAGATAGTGATAACTATAGTAAAAATATTACACCTTTTCAAACTGATGCAGATAAAAGAAAAATAAGACAATTTAAAGAAGCTCTATATAAAAAACAAGATCCTTATGGAGTTTATAAAGCTTTACAAGAATATAAAACAGAAAAATTTCCTGGAACTTTATCTAAAGAAATTCAAATACAACATGGACAACCAAAATTTACTACTCAAACTTTAAGTAGATTTGGATTGATACCGGCAGATGTAAACGTATCTGCCCCTGTAGAAAAAACAGAAAGAATTAGAAACAATGCTCTTAAAATTGCAATGTCTAAATTAAATAATCCTAATCGTTCAATTGCAGATAAAGAAAAAATTATAGAAGAATTTAATGATACTATGAAAGGATTAAGAGGTCAGTTAAAAGGAACACCAGCTCAAGGTTTGGTTAATTTTGAATTACTTGATATTGATCAAGATGGAAACATAACAAAATTAAAAGACACAGGTTTCAATCCTAAAAAAGGAATGGCATATGGTGAAGCATTGGGTGAATTAGATTTAGCTAAAATTACAAAAGAACAAGCTGATGAAATTATAAATTTAGGTAAACAAAAAATAGATGCAGAGGCTATTAAGTTACAAGGATTAACTACAGCAGATAAAATTCAAAGACCTGAATCTGCTATGACAAGAGAAATGTTTGACAGGTTTAATAAACTAAAAGGAGTTTTAATTCCAGGATTAGAAGAAATTAAAGATAGTTTAAAAAAACTTCCAGATGATATTAAATCAAAAAGATATTTCACTGCAGCATTAAAAGGTTTAGGTATTGTTGCAACTCCTTTAATTGTTTCAGGAATGTATAATGATTTTAAATCTGGTAAAACGGTTATGGAAACTTTAGAGAGAAATTTAATTGGTACTGATGCAGTTGGTGGTATGAAAGACATCTTTGCATTATCTCCTGAAGAAAGAGAAGCAAGATCAGTAGTTAAACAAGCTGAGATGGATGAACAAATTGCACAAGACTTTTCTGGTTTAGATTCTGATTTTCAAACTCCAAAAGTAAAATCTAAAATGTCTTTAGAAGAAGCATTAAAAGAATATGAAGAAGGTTTAAGTAGAGTTGAACTTGAAAGAGAACAAGAGGAAGCTGAAAGAGCTGAAGGAAGAGCTAGTAGTTTTGAAGGTTTAAAAGATTTAATGTTAGGTAAACGATTTCAACCACAAGAAATTTCTAGGGATTTTTTAGCAGAAGGTGGTCCACCAGATGATCCAAGTAAAAGAAAGTTTATGAAAATTATGGGTGCACTTGCAGCAGTGCCTGTAATTGGTAAGTATTTTAATTTAGCTAAACCTTTAACTAAAGCAGCTCCAGCTGCAGTAGAAACAGTAAAAAGTATACCACCTTATTTTTTTAAAATGGTAGAAAAAGTTAAACAATTTGGAGATGATGTAACAAAAAGATTTGCTACTCAGGAGAGAGAACAAGTATATAACTATAGAACTTCAGATGCAGATTATGAATTATACGAAGATTTAAATACAGGTGACGTAAGACTTAAAGTTATAAAAGGAGACCCCGATTTTCCTGGATACAAAGAACAAGAATTAACTTTGACTAAAGGTAAGATAGATGAAACTACAGGAAATGTCCCTGATGAATATGATGAGTATACAGTTAGATCTGATTTTGATGGTAAGATGAAAGACATTGATGAAGGGATAGAAGGCATTGATGATTTGATAGAAGATACTATTGGTTTTGAAAATGTTTCTATAAAAGAACTGAAAGATATGGGCTATGATGTAAATAGATTATCTCCAGGTTTTAAAAAGAAATTAGGAATTAAGTAATGTATTCAAAAGGAAAAAAGAGCGGTCCACCACCAAAAAAAGGTCCTAGTTCACAGGGCTTGAATATTCAATATAATACTGTTAAAACAGTCAAACAATCTGGAGAAAAAAATAATGGCAGAGATAGACAAGGCGCTACCAAATATAAAAGTTCAACCTGAAGAAACAACTGACGATATCGCAGTTGAAATGGTTGAGGAAATTGAAAAGGTAGAACCTGGTGAAACTCAAATTACTGAAATGGAAGATGGATCAGTTGATATTGATTTTGATCCACAAGCTTTAAAACAATCGCAAGCAACAGATTTTAATGCTAACTTAGCTGATTTTGTAGACGAAAGAGAGTTAGGTTATTTATCTTCAACACTACATCAAAATTATCAAGACTATAAAAGTTCTAGAAAAGATTGGGAAAAATCATATACTCAAGGATTAGAACTATTAGGATTTAAATATGAAAACAGGACGGAACCGTTCGCCGGTGCTTCGGGTGCCACTCATCCGGTGCTTGCTGAAGCTGTTACTCAGTTTCAGGCGTTGGCATATAAAGAGTTACTCCCAGCTAATGGACCAGTCAGAACACAAATAATCGGAGTTCAAACTCCAGAAAAAACTCAACAGTCAAATCGTGTAAAAGATTTCATGAACTATCAGTTGATGGATCAGATGAAAGAATACGAACCAGAGTTTGATCAAATGTTATTCTATTTACCTTTAGCAGGTTCAGCATTTAAAAAAGTTTATTATGATGATTTATTGGAACGAGCAGTATCTAAGTTTGTTCCAGCAGATGATTTAATTGTTCCGTACACAGCTACCTCATTAGATGATGCGGAAGCAATTATTCATCGAATTAAAATTTCTGAAAACGAATTAAGAAAACAACAAGTGGCAGGTTTCTATAGAGATGTAGAATTAAAAGCGGGTCATGATAATTTAACTGACGTTGAGAAAAAAGAATTAGAATTAGAAGGCACAGTCAAAACTGGAAGAGATGATGATATTTTTACTTTGTTAGAATGTCATGTTAATTTAGACTTAGAAGGTTTTGAAGATGTTGGACCAGATGGTGAACCAACAGGAATTAAACTACCTTACATTGTAACTTTAGAAGAAAATTCTAGAGAAGTTTTATCTATTAGAAGAAACTATGAACAAAACGATCCAAAGAAATCTAAAATACAATACTTTGTACATTTCAAATTTTTACCAGGTTTAGGTTTTTACGGTTTTGGTTTAATTCACATGATTGGTGGATTATCTAGAACTGCAACGTCTGCATTAAGACAATTATTAGATGCAGGTACTTTATCAAACTTACCTGCTGGATTTAAACAAAGAGGTATTAGAATTAGAGATGATGCACAATCAATACAACCCGGTGAATTCAGAGACGTAGACGCTCCTGGAGGAAACATAAGAGACGCTTTTATGACTCTTCCTTTTAAAGAGCCTTCTCAAACCTTATTACAACTTATGGGAGTCGTGGTATCAGCAGGACAAAGATTCGCTTCGATAGCGGACCTGCAAGTAGGTGACGGGAATCAACAAGCAGCTGTGGGCACGACTGTAGCATTGCTTGAAAGAGGTAGCAGAACAATGTCTGCTATTCACAAAAGAATTTATTCAGCTCTCAAAAATGAATTTAAAATTTTATCAAGAGTATTTAGATTATACTTACCTGCAGAATATCCATACGATGTAGTTGGGGGTCAAAAAATGATTAAACAATCAGACTTTGATGATAGAGTGGATATACTGCCAGTTGCTGACCCTAACATTTTCTCACAGACACAGCGTATTTCTTTAGCGCAAACAGAACTGCAACTGGCAATGTCAAATCCTCAAATGCATAATTTGTATCAAGCATATAGAAATATGTATGAAGCAATTGGTGTAAAGGATGTTGACACCGTATTAATTCGACCACAACCACCACAACCAAAGGACCCTGCTTTAGAACACATTGATTCTTTGGCAGGGAAACCGTTCCAAGCGTTTCCAGGTCAAGATCACCGAGCACATATGACGGCTCACTTAAATTTTATGGCAACAAACATGGCTAGAAACAATCCAACAGTCATGGCAAGTCTAGAAAAAAATATTTTTGAACACATTTCGTTAATGGCTCAAGAACAAGTTGAAATTGAGTTTAAAGATGAGATGCAACAACTTCAACAAATGCAAGCTATGATGCAACAGAACCCACAAATGGCTCAACAAATGCAAATACAAGCTAGAATGATGTCAGAAAAGATAGAAGCTAGAAAAGCAGTGTTGATTGCAGAGATGATGGAAGAATTTATGAAGGAAGAAAAAGAAATTACTTCACAATTTGATAATGATCCTATTGCAAAACTACGAGCAAGAGAGCTAGACATCAGAGCACAAGAAAATGCACGTAAGAAAAAGGTTGATGATGAGCAAATTAACCTAAATAAAATGAAAGCAATGATGAATCAGATGCAAACTGACGAAAAATTACAACAAAATGAAGATTTAGCACAGTTAAGAGCCGATACTTCGATTGAAAAAACAATTTTAGCTGCTAAATTAAAACAAAATAGGTAAATTATGTGGTTTAGTGCAATAAAATTAGCTGTAAACGCTGGTTCACACATTTTTAAGAAGCGTCAAGAGACAAAAATGCTTATGGCAGACGCTCAAATGGAACATGCAAGAAAAATGGCCCGAGGTGAGGAAGCTTACCAGGGAAAATTGCTAGAAGCTCGACAATCGGACTGGAAGGACGAGGCGGTTTTGATAATTTTAAGTTTGCCCGTGCTGGTTTTAGCGTGGGCAGTGATATCGGACGATCCAACAGCGATGG